AATTATATTACCGTAAACTAACACAGAACCTACACTCGCGCTAGTGCTTACGCCTTCAGGTGTCACAGAGCAACCACCTGTAATAGATTGAACCTGCCCAACTACCCCTGTTCCATCAATACCAACCACATTAACAGTAATGCTCGGATTACCTGTTATCTGACCAACTGCTGTAGTTCCCGCAACGCCAGTGACAGAAATATTAGGTGCAGTTCCAGTAACAGTGACACTACCAACACCACTAGTAGCCTCAAGGCCAGTTGGTGTAACGTCAACCCCCGCGCCCTCACCAATCGTTACAGAACCAACACCACCAGTAGCCTCTAATCCCGTCGGAGGAACATAAGCACCAATTACAACAGTGGTGCCAGAACCCACAGCAGAAGTTGAAGAAACGCCTGTTACAGTAACATCAACACCACCGCCTTGAACAACGGTGGCAGTACCGACAAAACCTGTCCCTGTTATACCAGTGACAGAAACAGAAATACCAGTGCCCTCAGAAACAGAAACAGAACCAACACTACCAGAAAGTGTTGGATAACTGGGACTTTCGCCCCATGCACCGCTGCCCCATGGGTCAAAACCCCAACCTGTTATGGGAACAACGACATTCGCCATTTGTTTAAGCTATGCGAATTATTGCGTTAGATGCGTCCGCAGTTGGAAACACAACCTGGAAATCTCCAGATGTAGAAGACTTGTTTGAGCCAAAGTCTAGCACAACTACTGTATCCGTTGTACCTGATCCTGAACCTGTAGTAGTGTTATAGATTAAAGCACCACG